ATGTGTTGAGCGTCTTCTGGGTGAACTGGAACCGGAGATCGGACATACGCCGAGCCTCGCGATGCGTACGGTAGTGCCCTTCGATCAGGCCGAGATCCGCCATCTCCGCCGGGCCAAGGAGATCAAAAGCGACCTCCGGGTAGAGTTCTCGAAATTCCATCATGCGCTTCCTTGTCGGCTCATCCAGCCACCCATGCACTTCGACGTAGACAGGACCCTCAGAGGTCTGTACTTCGAAGTCTGGAGTATAGCGGAGGGCCTTCTCCAAGGGGAAACTCTTCGACTCGTAGTCCCAGAGAGCGCCTTGCTCTTCCAGGTGCTCCGCGTACCGCAGCTCCCACGAGGATTTGAAGACGAAAGTACGATCGCGAGAGTCGGTCCACTTACAGGCGCGGTACTTGACCCACCCCACCCGGGGACTGACCTCGTGCTCCTCCAAAGCAGCTCGGATCACCCCGGAGGACACTCCCCGGAAGGCGTCCCGCAGCTCCGCATAAGTTGCCCCGGCCTTGTATCGCCGGGCCACCGCAGCCCGTTGACGCTTCGAAAGGATCTGCCGCTTATAGCGACGCGACAAACCCTTCGCCTTACGGACCTCGGCAATAGTCGCTGTAGACACTCGGAGCTCTTTCGCTATCTCCTTCGTGCGAACACCACGGCGCAGAAGCTTCGCAATCTCAGCGTCGCGCTCTTTCAAGTGCATCCCGCACACTACGCCACGAGGCCGGAGCTTCACACCCGCCTTCACCAACCAGTAGGCGATGGTAGGCCCCTTCACGCCGTAGTCCTCGGCGATCTGGTACGTGGTCTCTCCTGCGTTGTAACGTTGCTCGAGCACTTCCAAGTCGTCTTTCGTCATGACACATCCCCTCCGTTACTGCCAGTTCCTCTCTATTCTAGGTGAATCGAAAGCGAACAGCAAGGAGGGCTAAGTGCCCTTACGCATTGAGGGTTTTCTGAGTAAACTGGAATCTCACAAATTCGGCGGGCTTGCTCGGCGCAATTGCGACGTCGATGACCACCTCGCCGGCGTTGATGGTCTCTTGCGTGTTGTTCGTCTCGTCGACGATGACACGGAAGGCTTCCGAAGAGCTCGACCCCGCGAAGAGACCATTGTTGAACTGCAGCAGGAGGAAGCCGTCGAGCTGAGCCTTGATGCGACCCCACAGGGTCGGCCCGTTGTTCTCGAAAACGATCCAGTGCGTGGCGTTGTAGATGGAGCGCTCGATGAACATGAACATGCGACGCACGTTGATGTAACGCCAGTCGCTCTGATTCGAGATCGTGCGCGCTCCCCAGACCGCCAGGCCGGTCTCCGGGCCGGAGACGATCGGATTGATGCGGTTCGGGTAGAGAACGTCCATCTCACCCCGCTCGGGGATGGTCTCGAGGCCCGTGAGGAACCGAAGCTGGCCGTCCACGGTACCCGCAGGGGCCTTCGCGACGTTCTTCGTCACGTCGGTGCGAGCGTAGATGCCCGCGATGTGACAGACGGCCGGCATGAGCAGGTCGCGATTGTCGCTGAGCGGATCCGCCACGTTCACCCATGGCCAGTACATCGCCGCGAATTTGCTCTGACGATTCAGCGTGAAGCGGTACCAGTCCGCTGCCTCCTGCGCGGTCAGCCCGGAGGGCGTCTGGAGGATGGCGAAACGATCGCCACCGGCCGGATTGGTCTCGCGCCCATCGACGTAGTCGAGGATGTCGCCCGTGATGGTCGTGTCGCCGACGAAGTCGGGGATCACGATCTGCATGATCTCCCGAATCTTGCTCAGGGCGAAGAGGCCCTGGTAGGTCGCCTGCAGCGTCGGCGAGGTGAACTGATTCCGACCGTAGTTGGTGGAATCGAAGGTACCATCGTCACCTTGCGTCCACAGCGCAGCCGCCGCGCCCGTCCACGTGTACTTCGTCTGATCGCCGAAGTCCTCCGTGTGCGTGCTCTCCGCCGGGGCGTTGTAGTACGTGGCCGTGACGAACGTGTTGTCGTCAGGGGCGTTTGCGAGCGTGACGTCGATCGCACCGCTGGCGTACGTGATGGTGTTCGTCCCCGCGGCGTCGACATCGCCCGTGAGGTTGCCAGACCCGTCGTCGGTGATGGTCTTGGTGTCGCCACCGTACGTGTAGGTGATCGTCACCGTGCGAGGCTGCACGGGAGCCTCACCGAGGCTCTCCTGGATGAGCGCGAGTCCGGTGTTCGTTCCGTCTCCGCCACCCGCGAGCACGCGCGTGTGCGACGCAGTCTCGAGCTGACCGGGCGCCTCGTCCCCTCCGGGCTCCACCACGTCGAAGTAGTCCGAGAGGTCGTTGAGGACGTCCGGGAAGTAGCGCGTCGACGTCGAGTCGGTGAAGTCGAGTTCTTCGTACTGCTCGACCACCGAGTAGCCCTGCAGCGAGCTGTTGTAGAGCCAGACGTTGACATCCCACTTCGTGTACAGCCCGGTGGCCGCCGTGTAGTTGTCGACGTTACCCGAGACGGTGACGCGGAGATCGTTGCCCCACGCGCCCTCCGAGATCGGGTCGAGGTCCCACGCCTCGATGAGGTAGTCGCACAGGATCGGCGAACCGTCATGCGGCGCAACCGAGGCCGTGAAACTCCAGGAACCGTCGTCGTAGTCGATCATACCCGCGGACACATCGCCTGCGAGCGTACCGGCCACAGCAGAGTCGGTGCAGCTCTTCGTCGCGGTCGCTGGGGTCATCTTGAACTGAATCGCCGCAGCGTCCGGAACCTCCGACGAATGGAAGGTCGCGGTCCAGATGCCAGTGACGAGGTCGAGCGTCGCCGTCGAGCCGCCAGCATTGGTTCCGGTCATGGTACGACCGTCCGCCGACACGGAGGTGAAGTCGAGCGTCGTCGAAGAACTCGATACCTGCCACTCGAGCTGCGTCGCCGCCGCCGAAGTGTCGGGCACGATGGCGAGGAGCGCTTCGTCGATCCCGTCGAAATCCGCCGCGATCGTCGGAAGCGTGGCAGGGTCGATACGGCCCTCGAAGACAAGCGTGGAAGCATCTCCGACCAGAGCGGTCGTACCGTCACGCTCGACACACTGCGTGAGCGCGACCGGTGTGTCCGCTTCGCGCCACCGGAAGGTGACCTGCAGAGGGACAATGGGCGAAGCCCCATCGTTGACCTTCAGCGTGGTGGTGGACGACGTCTCGGAGAAGGAGGTCGTCGTCCCATCTCCGGTGTCCATCGCCTGGTCGTACGTCGCGGACTGGATCTTGGCGTCCGCCGCGACGGCGTCACCTGGCACCACCCGCACGACGTAGGCACGCTGGACTCCGTTGGCGAAGTAGGCCGCCATGCCCAGCGGCAAGACGCTGTCGTTCGACAGGTCCCCGAAGATCCGGGAGAACTGCTCGAAGGACGTGACGAGCGTTGCCTCGTCCGTCGGACCTTTGGTGGTGAAGCCAACGATGCCCAGGTTCGAGGTCGAGACCCCTTGGATCACCTGAACCTGCGAGGGGATCTCCTCGATGAAAACCCCGGGGGATAGCAGCTCGGCCATTATCGATTCCTCCCTCTAGTGCCTTGCGGTTCCACCCTTCAAGACTTCTTCTTGGTTGTACGCTTCTTCCCCTTCTTCGTCGCGCTGCTATCCGTCTGTGCGGACTTCTTCGACGCCGTCTCCTTCGGCTTCGAAGCAGGGGTCTTCACGATCTTGGGCTTGGGCTTGGGAGGTGGGTCCTGCTCGGGCACAGGGTCCGGACGATAAACGAGCCGACCGGCCTTCACCGCACGGAGGAGCTCGCCAGAGCCCTCGAGCTCCTTCGGGATCGGCGTCCACGCCTTCGCTGCGAAGACTGCGGTCGTGCCGTCACGGAGTGTGAACGACCGTAGCCTCCTCGCCTTGTTGTAGTAGCGTCCCATGTCCACCTCGCACTATGTTGTATCGAACGAGCTCCGGATAGAGGTAACTGCATTGTGCCGCACGGGGTCTTCCAAGTCGAGGACTGCTTCGACCCGGATTGAAACCGAGTGAGCTATCACCCGCTCGGTCGGCTCGCCAAATTCGTCCTGTGGTCCGATGCTCTCCAGAAAGACATTGTAGTAGCGCGTGTCCCCCACGCTGTCTACCACCTTGAAGTAACTATAGGAGTGCGGCCGGAAAGTCTTCAAGACGTGATGCAGGATCGCGCCGGCCTGATTGCGCGGTGCGGATCGCAGTCTACCACCGCGATTCCGAGCCGTGACCGTCAAACTATACGAAATGTCGAAGGGATCCGCCACCGCAACATCTTCGTACTCGCTCCAGCCCTCCGAATAGGTCTCGCCGAACACCTCGTAGCGACGGCGCTGAGCCCCGGGTGCCGCGGTCCGGTACTGCTTCGAGCCGGGCGCCCAGCGCTGCAGAGCGGGTTGGATATCGTCGCGCCGAACCATGACAAGCGGCATCCGGTACTCTTCGAGCCGGTCGTCAGGCGCCGCGAAGACGATGGGGATTCCGGGGTAGCCCGGAGGGGGGCACACACCGGGAATGCCGGTGAGGAAATACTTCTGACCCCCGATGTTCGGGTCGTCGTGAAGCTCCGCGCCCAGGGTGAGGTAGACGCCCTGGTCGAATTCGTAGATCCCGACCGTGCCGTTTCGAGCGGTCCCGAGTCGGCGTTCTTCCTTCGTCCCCTGCAGTTCGTTGACCCCAGGCACTCTCTACCTCATTCGCCCTTCGGCTTCGCGCAGTCCTTCACCACGTCCGCCATGTCGCAAAGCGCGGCGCGGGACATCCACACGGCCATCCCATCACGATCGCCCTCTGCGGGGATCGGCGGCATGCAACCGCCCGACTCGAGCATCACCGCAGCCTCTTCGAGAGCATCGAAGGCCTCCGCGTAGCTCACGCTGTGCGCATCCATTGCGGCCTTCATCATGCCCTCGAGGAAGGCATTGAAGTGGCCCCCGACCTCCGAGAGTTCCGCCTCCTCGAGGTCCTCGAGAGGGGTTGCCGGCAGCTCGTCGTCATCGTACGCGAGCAACTCGAGCTCCTCGGCGAGGTCTTCGTCGACCTCATCGATCACGGAGGGCTCTTGCTCCTCGACCTCTCGCTCCTCCTGGAAGTCGCTGATGTCCATGTCCGCGAGCAGTCGATCGCGGATCCCGGCGAGCGCGGCGTTCAGTCTTGCTTGCATGGTGATCTCCCTCAGTATCCGAGCATCCGTTGAAACCGACGATAGGAGCGAGCTTGCGAGAGGCTGATCGTCGGCGCCGAGGGCTTCTTCTTCCACCCGCGATAACCGAGATCCGTCATCGTCTCTCGCCACTCCCGCTGCCTCTTGGCGAAGTTGAAGAACCGAGTCCGGAAGGCCCGAAGCACAGGGCGCCAATGAGGCTTCCCGCGCTGTCCCCCGCGACCGAATTCCAGCCGGATGGCCTGGAAGGCCAGATCCGGAACCGCCACTGCATCGGGCATGTCCTTCTTCTTTCTCTTGCCGACTCCCCGAATCCCCTCTCGCTCGATCTCCGCCTTCCATTGACGGGCGTCGCGCCGGCGAGTTCGCTTCACGAACATCACTTCACGACGCGAGACCTTCCGCGAAACGATCGTCGCTTCCGACCTCTTGGGGAAGAACGGAATCTCATCCACGGGCCAGGGGGAGTGTCTCGCCAAGATGGAGATCGCTTCCGGAGTAGGCCTCTGACGCCGACGAGGCCGAACATACAAAACGGTCTCTCTAGCGTCAACACGGCGAATTTTCTTGGCCTTTGGCCTTGAGCGGATCGCCCACGCCGCCTCGTCGTCCGGAAGACCGCGGACCTGAACCACGCGAAGGCTCTTGCGGTACGCACGCCAATCGCGACGATTCGGGATCGCGTCCTTGACCTCTTCGAGGACCTCCTCCGCGGAGCGATGGGGCACCGAGGACAACAAGCTCCTCGTCCGATCGGGCCACTGCTCGATCAGCTCCATGGACTCCCGGTAGCCCTTGTCGGCCTTGAGGCGGATCATGACGCCCCCATGAGGCGCCGATTCGTATCGACGATCGCCTCCGCGAGGGTCTTCTTCCGCTTGCCCAGAATCTGCACAAGCGTCACCAGCGTCGAACCGTCCTTGAAATCGGGCCGAGACACCCCCGCACGGGACAGAGGCCGCATCGTCTCGAAGTACGAAACGTGCTCACGACAGACACCGATGAGGCGCTTGTGACCGCGAACCACCACGCCGTAGTCGGACTTCTGCGCACACACGAAGCACCAGTCCGCGAAGCGTTCCTCGCTGAGGGGGCCTTCGTAGTCGTGGAAGGTGTCTCCGCGCAACGGAGAGCCGCACTCGTGGCCCAGGCAATGCGGCAGGCCCCTGTCCTTACCCTTCCAGTACTTCGCGCACGTCGCGCAGACAGGCGAGAGTCCCTCGGCGAGGGCAGCTCGGATGCGGTCCATTGTCAGGGGCATGCTCCCTCCGTCCCCTGCTGGAAGAGCTTCCGCTCTGGCGTCATCGCAGTGTAGCGCTTCAGTTGGAAGGTGAAGCCGACGAAGGCCGCTCCATCGAAGAGGTGCCCGTCATCCGAGACCTGGATCACATCGAAGAAGTAGCCGCCGAAGTTGGGGTCGCCCTTACCCATGCTGAACTTGTCGAAGAAAGGGATGTCCCAGAATTCAACGATGTCCCCCTCGATCGGAACCGGAACGGAGCGGTCCTCCCACTCCGCGCGAGCAACCCACATATCGCACCGCCACTCGATCGCGGCACCTTCCTCGCGCGTCTCCGCCGTGCTGGTCGGATACGCCACAAAGGCGTCCAGCTCGAACGGCCCGCGATAGGACATCGAGATCGGCTCGCCGTAGACCGGGTCGTAGGTCGAGTTGGACTGGTCCTGCGAGTAGTATTTGATCTTCGTCCCGGAGATCGCGGTCGACTCACGCGCCCAGAGGTCGAACAGTTCGAGCTCGGAATCGCCCAGGAACATGGGCGACGTGCCCACCTCCTCGCCGCCATCCGCACCAAGGGACTTCGAATCCCCGGGACCGCCCTGGGGGGTCAGGTCGCCGTCGAGGTCGGGCACGTTATGGTAGCGCTTCGCCACCGATCACCCCGTGATAAAGGGAAGAGGGAAGTTCGACCGCATGATGTCCTCGTCGAGCTTCTCAAGCTCCTCACGGCCCTCTTGTCGGAGTTCGGCGCCGTCTAGCTGGCGTTCGCCCTGCGCACCGGGGAAGCTGGGGTACTTTCGACGAATGCCGCCGAGGAGGACCTTCGCTTCCGCCAAGCACTTCCGCTTGATCAACTGGAAGTCGAAGTAGTCGAGCTGCTCGAAGGTCAACGAGGTGCTGCGGTAGAGCAGCTCCATGTCGTAGCTGGTCGTCGGTTGCGGGAGGATGAGGACCTTCCGCGTGACCGGGTCCCACTGCCAATTGAAGTCGGCGGAGATCACACGCATCGCGGTCTCGCTGTACTGGACCGCTTGCGCGTAGCTCGAGTAGAGCCCCGCACTCTCCGGCGCGGCGAAGACGTCGTAGGGGACCGCTTCGTCCTCCAACAACCAAGGCGCGAACACCAGCGAGATGTCCGTCGGGTTGCCGGGCATCGCAACATCGATCACCGCGTCGCAATCCTCGGGCACATCGTACTCGACTTGGCCCGAGGTCAGACTGATCCTCGCCTTGCGCATCGCGCCCTTGTGCGCGATGAACCACTCCTTCGCATCCTCGATGATATCGGCCAGGTTCGCCGGATGGAGTTCGACGCGAACGCGCGGCTCACCAAGCTGCCGAAGGACCCAGCGCTTGAGCTGGTCCTCGGTCATGAGGTTGCGATTCGGCCGTGGCATCGTCAGGAGGGTCACGAGATCAACCCTCCAGGAGTTCGTCACACTCGCGCAGCACGGTCTTGCGGCCCTTGTGCGCGGCCTCGTAGGCCCTCACAACCTCCACGTCTTCGGCGTAGAGGTCCTGCAGGGCCTCTACGACTTCGGACACGTTGAGGGAGTCGTAGTCCTCGATCGGGAACGCCTCGTCCTCCCACCCCGCGTCGACCTCCTCCGGGTCCACAGGCACAGGCTCCGGAGGGTCGTACGGCTCGAACAGAGCCGGCGCCAGCGCGGCGACCTCTTCTCCGACGACCTTGCCGGGTTGGATCCGTCCCTTGTGGAAGAACAGGATCCCGTCATCCTTCTTGCGGTACAGCATGCTCCACCTCCTCGTCGCTCTCGAGGGCGCCCATTCCAAGGTAATCGCCCATCTGGGGGTCTGCTGCCGGCGCTTCGGTGGCCGGCCCTGATATCTCGCGGAGGATCACCGCCTCCGCAGCGTTTCCCGGCTGTGCCAAGAGCCGCTGCGAAGGAGCAGGGTGCGGTGATCCGTTCGTCCGAGGAGCTCGAGCAGGGCGAGCTCGCCGGGGCTCTGGCGCCGAACGCGGGGGAGGCACTCGGGCTATCCCCAAATCTTTCCGAAGCTCCACCAGGGACACGCGGAGGTCCGCCAGCTCGCTAGCGATGCCATCCAGTCGCCCGATGGTCGCGTCGACCACCTCGAGCATCAAATCGGGTGCGAAGGAGGTCTCTTCCTCCTCCTCAATGGCGTCCGGTTCGAACTCCTGCGGAGGGGGCTTCGGCGCGCTCAACACGCCGAGATCCTTCAACTGCGCGAATACGTCTTGGTTGCTCATCTCCGTCTCCTTCCTTACGGATCGTCCGATCCGCGGGGTTGCGACCACTGTATCGGTCGCACCCATCCCCGTCCAGCACAGGAGACCCCCCGTCAGTATAGACGCCGACGAATGCAAAAGAAAAGGCCGACCTTCTGTCACGCGCACTCTTTACACACGCTCTAGTGTAGGCTACATTGAAATCTCTGCGGTCCACCTCCTTGCCGCACCAAGGGCGTCAGATGCAGGTCCTGCTTTCCAGTTACTACCTCCTCTCGTCGGTTCCACCGGGGGAGGCGCCTGTGTAAGCACACCAAGCGCTCAACGAAAAGCCCCTCCCGGTCACACCGACCACGAGGGGCTTTTCTTTTTCGGGAGAGCGGCGACGATGGTTGCGGATGGAACGAAACGACAAGCGACATGCACCACATCAACGGAAGAGACGTTCCGAACGCAGACCACCACGACAACCTGACCCTCTTGTGTCCGAACTGCCACCGCCTAGCGCATCGCGGCCTCATACCGAAGGAGGAACTGAAGACACTCACCGAAATCCTGCCGGACCACTGGCAGGATGCCTACTATGGATAGGGGACACACCCGGGCATAGGCGAGCCCAAGGCGCTGTAAACGCCCCGCTTCGGCTGTGATGGTTCGACTCCATCTGTCCCCATTGGGAGCGTCCCACAGGGCAAACGTTGCAGGTTCGACTCCTGCCTCTCCCATTCGGAAGGTACCGCTGCATGGGCGGCAACTGGCCTTGAAAGCCAGGGCGGGGTAACTCCCGGGGGTTCGATTCCTCTACCTTCCTTCCCCATACAGCAAGGCGTACTGTATGGGCCGGCCCAGGTAGCCCAATGGCAAGAGGCGCCACGTTGAGGGCGTGGAGGTTGGCGGTTCGAATCCGCCCCTGGGTATTGCGGAGAGGTGGCCGAGCGGCAAGGCTCCCGGCTGCTATCCGGAGGACGGGTGAAAACCCGCGGAGGTTCGATCCCTCCCCTCTCCGCTAGCCGAACTAGCCCAATGGCAGAGGCGCTCGGTTTAGGACCGAGAGGTTCCGGGTTCGACCCCCGGGTTCGGCATGAGGCCGCGTAGCCCAATGGCAAGAGGCGTCCCGTTCAGGGCGGGGAGGTTGTCGGTTCGACTCCGACCGCGGCTACTGAAAAGTATATTGCACGTCGTGCAATATCATGCCGGAGTGGTCCAACCAGGCAGAGGCGCTCGTTTCAAACGCGAGAGGTTGCGGGTTCGAATCCCGCCTCCGGTATCCTGACCACACTGAGCCAGACGCACAAAGCCCCCGGGCTGCTGTAGCAGCGCGAGGGCTTCCAGGCCGTCCTACCGCCTCACGGCGGCGCCGGGCTTACAGGTTCTGGACGCGGAGCTGACCGTAGTACTCGCTCCTGAGCAGCTTCTTCGCGTAGCGGGTCCGCAGGCCCTTCCGGAAACTCATGTCGTTCGGGTCGAGGAACGTGGGAGTCACCTGCAGCGGAACGTAGGGAGCCCAGACGTAGCCGCTGTCGAGGTAGCTCGAGCCCTTGAGCCCGACGAGCGCCATGTCGCTCTGGAAGAAGGGATCGATGTAGACGATCCACTTGTGCATCAGCGTGCCCTGCTTGTACACGCCGAACTGCCCGTGGTGCGTCATCGGACGCGGCATGTCGAGCGGAGCTCCGTACTGCGGCCCCGTGACCCAGATGGGACGGAAGTCGCCGTGCGTGGTGAGCTGCTCGATCAGAGCGCTGATCTCGGGCGAGGTGACGATCCAGTTGGCGGGCGCGCGGAGCGTGGCCTTGTGGATGGCGTTGGACACCCGGGAGAAGCTCGTGACGATGCTCCGGAGGTGGTCGACCTCGGAGATGCCAGCGGGCGGGACACGGTCGAAGGTGTCCGTGGTGCCGGTGGAGGCGAGGAAGAGGTCCGTGATGATCTCACGGTCGATCTCGAGCGCCATCTCCTGGGCGGCGGCGCTGACGAGCTCGGTCTCGGCCTCGATGCCCTGGAGGGCGCGGAGGTCCTCGGCGGCCTCGGAGCTCCAGAGGGCCTTCAGGCGACGGCTCTCGACCTGGATGACTGCCTTCTTGACGTCGAGCTTCATCCTCGGGAGGAGGGTGTTGAGCTCACCGTCATAGCGGTAGTACATCTTGACCTGGTTGCCGTTCACCGGGATGGTGCCGAAGCGGACACCGGCGAGCGCTCCGTTCGAGTAGTTCAGGGTACCCGCAGAGAGGTCGGTGCTCGTGTCGGCGGCACCCGTCGCGAGGAATTTACCTTCCTGCACGGTGCTGCCATCACTGGCGTCGATCTCCCGGATGATGACCTGAATGCCGCGATCGGTGCTCGGCTTGTGGACCGGCGTGAACGCCAGGTTCGCGGACAGCGCGGTGGCTGCCGGACCATAGTTCGTGCCGTCGCCGGTGACGAGAACCTCACCATCGACGTACTCGCTGGTGTAGTTCTGGTTGAAGTCCCGCGGGAAGACTTCGCCGGCAGTGACCGCGCCCTTGGAGGTCCCGTAGATGTAGTCCAGGTAGAAGACCGCACCCTGGGGTGCCGTCATCGGCTGGACCGAGACGATCTCGTTCGCGATCAGGTTGGGGAACACCCGGGTGAGAACCGGGAAGATGAACTTGGTGAAGTAGCCCACGTTCAGAGCGCGGGTCTCCTCGTTCATCCGACGCAGGTCGCGCGCCTGGTTCTCGAACAGCATGGCGAGGCAGCCACGCTTGTAGCGGTCGAAGGGGGTGTCATCCCCCATCCCCTCCATCAGGTCGTTCCACTTCTCGATCAGAACCCCGACCAGCCTCTGATCGGCGATCGTCCCGCTGCTGTCTTCGATGATCATTCGACGAGCTTCCACCTCGCCCTCCTCTTTGGCAAGAGAATATCAGAACTGGCTCAGGCCCCCGGGGGCAACAGTGGCCTGATCTCTTCTAGTGTGACCGGTAGTCCGTTGTAGCCCCCGGCGTCCTCTGTGACGGGCTGGCCTGAGCGCTGTCGCTCCTTGGGCCAGGGCTCCTCTTCGTCGAGGGGAGTGCCGCGATAGCCGCCCCCGAATTGCTTACGTAGTCGGGCCGACACCTCGGCCATCTGCTCACGCGACTTGCGAACGGGACGGTGGTCCTCAATCAGCTCGTCCACGTCTTCTTTGTTCTCGAGACGTGCTGTCTCGAGAACGCGTCGAATCTTGTGCGCCTCGGGATTCTTCTGGAGCCGTTGCTCCCCGTAGAGCTTGAGGCCTGCGGCCCGCAACCCTCCGAGAGCCTTCTCCAGAGCCTCCTCGAGTTTCTCCGAGCGCTCGACGAGGGCCGCGCGTTCACGCTGGGCCTCTTCGTGCTGCTCTCGACGGTGCGCCTCCGCCGCAAGCTCCTGCTCGTGGATATCTTCGATCTCATCCACGACGGCGTCGACGCGCTCCTTGAACTCGTCCGCCGAAGTGTACTCGGAGATATCACCCACCAAGCGTCGAACACGGTCCGCCTCGGGGTGACCCGAGATAGCGCGTTCGAGGTAGCAGAGGT